CCCCGTGAGGGGGTGTCTCATAGAACGTCAATACTTTATAGGTAGTATCGACAAGATACATGCCTGTCGGATTTAGGTCCCGGCACGTTCTATACCTTTCGCCCGCAAGGGCATGTCGTCAACCAGTGGAGTGTGAAATGCCAAGTACTGACACATGGACTTCTCAACTAGGTGAGTCTAATCTAGTTGGGGTAGGCCGTGAGCGGTCTTGGAACAACACGCCGAACTGGTGGACTATTCCTAAGGAAGATCTGCCCGTCAACGGTTATGACGACAGACAGAAGACAAGGCGATCTATTGCCTTCGACACTTCTGTCGTCGAGAAGACGGGTGGTACCGAGATTGGCTCATTCAACAGACACCTGACTGGAAATCAGACGGTATCCTTTTGTACGCTCCGTAGAGCTACTTCAAAGGTATCGTTTGACGAAAAGATGGTGGCTGCCCTGAATAAAGCAAAGATCGGTGCCTTAGTGAAGATGGCTGATGCAAAGGTTAACCTTGCGGTTGCCTATGCTGAAGCCCACAAGACGTCCAGTTTGATCTTAGATACGGCTCGCCGTATCGACAGAGCTTACAGGGCGTTGAGGAAGGGCAACTTGAAAGGTGTTGCCAAAGAACTTAACATCACCCCCACCAAGGTTCATAAGACCTGGCTGGAGTACAAATACGGCTGGATGCCGTTATTGATGGATGTTAAGGGCTCTGCTGAGTTTTTTGCTCAGCAGGCAATTACTCGGAAACCTCGGTTCACTGTAAGTCGAAAAATCCAAGACTCCTATCAGGAGGTTGGGGACGTCGACCACGGTGCGCCGTTTGGTGTGCCTCCTTCAGTATCTTCAACTTTGACACATGTGTTCAAGGGAGAAGTGAAGGCTCACATCTGGTGCGAACTATCCAGTCCGCACTATTCCGAGTTGCAACAGTTGGGCGTGACAAACCCAGCTTTAGTTGCATGGGAGCTTGTGCCGTTTAGTTTTGTTTTCGACTGGTTCATCCAAGTCGGGGACTATTTGACGGCGCTATCAGCCTTCCACGGAGTACGTGTCCTCAGAGCATACACGTCCCAAGTGACGAATGCGACTAGCATATTTAACTATCCTCAAGTTACACGAGAGGATGCTGGATATGTCTACGCGCAAACGCCGCTTGAGTGCTGGTATGTCGAGAGGCAGTACACAAGGGAACCTTGGTTCCCTTCACCGCTCGAGCTCAGTATTCCAGTAACGAACAACTTCGATTTTCCGAAGTTGGTGACATCGCTGGCTCTTATCAGAGGCGGGTATCGTGGGACTGCAAGGATTTAACTCCCTTGTCACGACCACTCTTCCTTTTCAGGAGTTCAATCTATGGCAGCAGCTGCCGCTCTGACGCTCAAGAACAACGCCGCCGCGAACGTCACGTTCGATGTCTATTCGGTCAATCCGGATAGCGTCGAATGGGTCGAAAGCGGGGCAACGTCGATTCTTGGGACGTCTCGTTTTGTTCTGTCTCGGGTCATCCCGGCAGACAAAGCGACGGGTGTTTATCGCACTCGAGGCAAACTGACGCGTCCGGTTATCAACGGCACGTCTGGTCTTCTCGATGGGACCCTCACGGCCACCTTCGAGATTCTCCACCCCGCCATTCTCTCGACTGCGGAGACTGATGAGTTGTACGCCCGCTTCAAAGAAGCTGTCGCACAGGCCATCGTCAAAACCGCCGCCGAAAGTGGCGCCATTCCTTCGTAACTAGAAACTAAAGGCTTGTATCATGAGCAATTCAACCAAGTTGATTACTCTCCGCAGAATGATTCGTGATCTTCTGCTTGACTCTAACGGCTCCCTGCTTTCCGCAGGACCGTTCGAATCTAGATTCCGCTACCACCTTCAACGCGCCGTAATGGTGCTAGAGAGTGATGGAATCGGAGACAAGCTGGCAGAGACTAGCGATGAAGAAAATTGGAAGGAGAGCGGCGATTTCCCCGACCGCCTTACGGTGGTTGAGACTCGCCGTTACGGCACTCAGTTCTCAGGAGATGAGTTCACTATTGAAGTGGCTCGTCAAAACCCTGATTCTGTGCTTTCTGGGATGGAAGGGACTAAAGACGACTGGAGACAGTTTTACACTGCCGACGGTTGTCCCAAGCCCTACTACCTCAGGAAGCTGCCTTGACCAGACAGAGGGCGAAACAAAAATATAACGCCCTCTTCGGAACTCTACGCGCAACGTGTAGAGATTTCAGGGCTCCTCCCGGAGTTCTGTTCCGTGTTGCTGTTGACTTGTTCGAGTCACTCGACACACCTGTCTCACTATCTTGTGAGATTTTGCTCCGCTACGGTGAGTTAGAACAGCTTGTCACCAAGACTGTTAATCCAAGAGATTACTCTCTGCCCACTAGGTTTCGCGACGACTGTCAAGCCGTTTCGTTCCTTAAGAAGGCCCCTCTAGAAATAGAAGGTGTGGATCCTCTCGTAGCAGCAAAGGAGAAATTCTTTGCCTCGGAGGTTTCGTGTGCTCAGACCAACAGTAGATTCCGTTCACTTTGTGCGGGTACCTTAAAGGGTGCCCGCCCCCCAGTGATAGCTGCCCTTTTGGCAGCTGCTGAGGAGGTTCAAAGGGTTTTGGGGTTTTCTGTTGATTCTGGTGAGTGGCTTAAAGCGTGTCGTTTTGGCCCCGGTGCTTTTAACCACACCGATGCAAGGGGTTTAACATCCCTTTATGACAAGCTGCAAGTCTCCCCGTCAGTATCGAAAGATATGGCGGGTATTGGGGCTCTGCTCGTAATGAGCCAGCCCCATTGGGCGAGGTCCGTTACTAATACCGAGACAGTTGGCTTCTGGCCGATTGTCAAGGTAGAAGATATGGACGTTGTTCCAGGCAACCGTATAGCTTTCGTGCCCAAGACCGCTGTCACGCATCGAACCATTGCGATCGAACCGCTTGTGAACGTCTACGCCCAGCTGGGTATAGGCCGACTCATGCGTCGAAAACTCTGGCAGAAATGTGGATTGGACCTTGATGACCAAATCCCTAATCAGGAAATGGCCAAAAAGGGTTCGATCGACGGCTCTCTAGCTACTATTGACCTGTCCTCAGCGAGCGACACTGTCGCACGTGAAGTAGTTCGTTTTCTCCTTCCACATGAGTGGTTTGAGAGGCTGGACTTAGTCCGATCAAAAGTCGGCTATTTGGATGGTAAGTGGTTACGCTATGAGAAGTTCTCCTCTATGGGGAACGGTTGCACATTCGAACTTGAGACCCTGATTTTCTGGGGCCTCTCGATCGCGTGTGTTCGAAGCCTCGGCCTTGACACTTCATGTGTCCGGGTCTATGGCGACGATATCATCGTTCCGTCCTCTGCCTACGACTTTCTTGTTGAGGTCCTTTCGTTCTGCGGCTTTACTACTAATAGTAGCAAGTCGTTCCGAGAGGGCCCCTTCCGAGAGAGTTGTGGTAAGGACTTCTACGATGGGCTCGAAGTCCGTCCTTTCTTTCAGAAAGAGAATCTCAATGAGGTCCAAACCCTCTTCCGCCTCGCAAATGGTATCCGTAGAGCGGCAGCTCGAAGGTCGCAACCTGATGGTTGTGACGTTAGACTGCGTACTCCTTGGATATCAGTTGTTAAAGCGTTGCCTCGTCTTGTTGCTCAGAACTTGAAGGTTCCGGCTCACGCCGGTGATTCTGATGGTCTCTGTAGCAATTGGGACGAGAGCCAGTCCTCCCCGTTCGTAATCAGTAATGAGTACGGATGGGAGGGAGTGTCTGGTTTGAGATTCCAAGCGACACCCGTGAGGGTGAGATCTCCGAATAATTTACTCGGAGTCATAGCAGAAATGCTATATCGCTTGAAAGACGGAAGTACTCACGACCCTTTCGGGTTCGATAGTTCCGTTTCCAGTCCTCCAAGGCTGGGTCGGGATTATGAGTACAAGCTAAAGTCGAAGGCCTTTTTCGGACCTTGGAC